CTCTCAGGTACCCAGCGTCGAACAAGCTTGTTCGAAGCGGCAGATGCTGTACCGAGCCTTTCTTCTCTAGAAAGAGGCGGTTTGCAGACTTCAGTAAAGTACTGAAGAAGCATCTGGTCTACTTCGGTCGGAGTCCGCATGCTCTTCGCAAGAGGAACATGTACGAACACCTCCACACGTTGAAGTAGGCTGTTGAATCGCTTCCTAAGGCGATTCTCGGCCCACGGATCGGCGGAGTGCCAACCGAAGGCCCCGGAGTCGATGGGAACAGAAGGAATCGTCAAACGACGAAGCCCCTGCACTGTCGATTTTATGTAAGTGGCCGTAGCAAAATAACCCTTAGAAAGGAAGTTATTATGGCTATCGACCGCAGACATCACCGATCCGGGTCGGGATACATCAGGAGTAGAGAGAACGCCTATAGGTGTCACGTCGACACCTGAATAAGCGTCACAACCACAAGACTCTCGGAATTTTCCAACCCCGAAAGTCTTGAGAAGGTTAACTCTAAGACCTAGAGCCTCTAGACTCTCCTGAGTAAGCTGCCAAGACGTAGTTGGGACGATCATATCGTCACCAAATACGCGGACCATCCTACCAGCTTTACGTATATTGCGAGGCGTCGGTGAGAGGCCACTTTCAAAAAGAAAGGAGCCAATCGCGATGCAAGCAAATATGTAAGACTGAATAGGAAAGGTAACAGCTGATCCCATAGTGGAAAACTTCCTCAATCTGTGAAGACGAGGATGTATCCGATCAAGTTCATTTAGGATGAACTGCGTTCGAGTGGCTCGAAGAGCATCCAAGAGGGAGTGATTCCTCCTGAACATTCGTTCGACTAATCCACAGGAAATGCGATCGGACGCCGACTTCAAATCAATTGTAGCCGACGAACCATCTATGGAAGCCCTAAGGGCAGCAACCTGATTCGGGACCTGCGAACGAAAGTTCACAGACCGCCGAAGAGAGGTTTGCGAGACCTTCTTGTACATAAAGTTCAAGATAGACTGTTGGCACCATTGATTAGCGGTAGGTTCTGCGGCAATCAGCCGTGGAGCCTTAAGCGTCTTTGGGACAGCAATCAGCTTGGACGCACCGGCAAAAACCGGTGCATCATTATGAACAAGCGAGCCAGCAGCAGCAGCCGAGTGATTATGATAACCATAATCACAAAGCGGAAACTGAGACTCGAGGACATCCGGCCACCACCCAGGAAGATACTTTGTCATTCCTGGGCGTCGGTCGGAGACAGCTCCTGGTCCATGCTTAAGTCTCGATTCGGATGGGTCAAACCATCCGAGCTCGGTTGCGACGACGTCTGCAACGGATTGTATGCAGAAGAAGGCGCCACTGAGACGATCGAGGGGAGCCTCCGATCCACCCCCGAGGGGGCGGAAAAGAG